CAACAGATTCATGGAATTAGAAAAGCTCCTACGATGATGAGCGTTTGTCTTACAAGAAAATGTGTAAATAAATGTGATTTTTGTTCTGCCAGAGAAAGATCAAGTGGAGAAGAATTAACAACAGATGAATGGAAAAAAATTTTTGATGAATTAAATGAAATAGGTGTGTCTATTATTAGCATTACGGGCGGGGAACCTCTTTTAAGAAAAGATTTATTGGAATTAATTGAATATATTAATGATGATATTACAATAAATTTAAGGACTTCTGGGCATAAACTCGATGTGAATATGGCGTCTGCATTAAAAGATGCAGGTTTGTTTTCAGTCGAAGTCGGAATGGATTTATTCACTCCTGGAAGCAATTCTATTAAAAATAAAAAAGATTTCAATAGATCTTTAATGGCCATTTATTCTTCAAACCAAGCAGGTTTATATGTAAATGCCCAACTTGTTATTGGAAAAGAATATATAGATGAGAAAAAATTATTCCCGTTATTTAAATTTCTAAGAAATTATGGCGCAGATGAAATCAAAATTTTAGAGCCTATTCCTATGGGTTCTTTATATTATTCAAAAAATAATTTAGATGATATTTTATATAATAATGAAGACAGAGAAAGATTAATAGAAATTCAGAAGAAGGCAAACAGAAGATTATTTATGCCAAAGATATCTTTTTATTCATGCCATGAAAGTAAAGATAATATGGGGTGCGGAGCAGGAATTCAAATTTCTTATATATCTGAAACTGGAGAATTAATGCCATGTGATTTTCTCCCCATTAGTTTTGGGAATGTTAAAAATGAAAAACTATCAGATTTATTTTTAAATATGACCAATAAAATTGGGAAACCTAAATTATTTAGGAGTTGCAGAGAATTTAATTATTCAATTTATAAAAATAAAAATTGTATATTACCTTATTCAGAAGCGGATGGGCTGGAAAGTATAGAAAAATTAAATTCAAATATGAATGAATATCCTGGATTATATAAAAGATTACAAAAAACAACATTTAACAAATATAAAAACAAGAGAGCATAATTATGAACAGATTAATTCCTTTTGGCAGAAAAATAACTGGAGATGTAGTTCCTGATTATTTATTTTCCAATTTAGGTGTTGTAGATTCAATTGTATTGAATTTAACATCTAAAGTTGGATTAAAATATACAATAGAATCGAATATAGAAGTCATTATTGGAGAATTGCCTTCTGCCGGAAATATTGGAAGAGCCACTATTGAATTGACTGGGGGTGGGGATTACGCGATAACATGGGACCCAAATATTTTTTTTCCTCAAGGTAGCCCTCCTTCATTATCTACCGGCGGAAAGACAGATAGATTATTTTTTTATTGTGAAGATGGGGCGCATGTTGAATGTTATGTTGTTGGATTAGATATATCTAGGACTTAAACAATTCATTAAAAAATCTATAGGAAATTTCTATGAATTTAAATAGAAAAGTGCCGAGATCACATTTATTTGATATTGGGTTTGATTTATTATACACGCAAAACAGAATTGATAATATTACTCAAAAATCTTTCATTCAGGTTAAGAATTTCTATAACCCAAATTCTGGTTCTCCTGAATTAATTGAAGGCGATAGATATATTTCCACTGACGATGGTGAATTGGATGATGTAAAATGGAGAAAAAATTATATTTATGAATATAATGGATATTCATGGGATGAAATCGCCCCGGATGAAGGTCATATATTAATTCTATCAGATATTTATTCTATATTTTTATTCATAAATAATGATTGGCAATTACAAAATAACAGATTAAAAGATTATGGAATATCTGATATAAACACAGAAACTTATCTTTTTGATCCCACAAAATATTCCCACTATAAAATCATTGTTAATCATGATATACATATAAAACCTGCCGCATCAAATTATTTAAATGGAATTCCATATGAGGTTATTTTTTATATTATAAATGGAGGATCTCATGGGATTGCATGGGATAATCAAATAAATTGGGTGAATGGCAATCCCCCGAGTTTATCTATTAATGGAACTGATATTGTTTCTTTTATGACAATTGATGGCGGAAATACATGGGAAGGAACTTTGATTGGTTTGAATTATATGAATAATCAGAATAATAATTAATTTTATTATCAGAAAGGTGATGAGAAATGATAGCTTATGTTAAAAATGGTGTGATAATGGAAAACCCTCAGATGGCTCCAAAAGTCTGGACAGAGCCAGAGACAGGAAAAACATATTCTGGATTTGATAACCTCCCTCTTAAAAAAATATTTAAACTTGGCTGGAAAGAAGTCATAGATGAACCCATAGAGTATAATTCATATTTTGAAATATTAGAAAAAACAGATTGGTATTATGATTCAGAAAAAGATATTGTGACAAGAGATTATATAAGAAAAGAAAAATCAATATCAGATATAAAAGAAAATATTTTCGATAAACTTGATGAGACATTAAAAACAATTCAAAATTTGGGTTATAAATGGGGGAAAAAGAATATTGTCGTACTTTTAGATTCTGATTTTCTTGTCAAATTAAATATGGAATATATTGCAATAAAAAATGATATAAAAAATGGGGAAAACAATCTATTAATAATTAATTCTATCCCTATGTATTTATCAAGCGATGAAATAATTGAATTATGGGAGAATATAAGAAATTATTTTCAACATATTTATAGAGTTTATTCAGATTTTTGGAATGAGATTAAGAAATCAGAAACGATTGACGAATTAAAACATATTATTATTGAAATTGAAGATAAAAATAATTGGATTTAATTTAAAATTTGGAAAAAAGGATATTTATGATGACGAATATCGAAACTTTGATAAAAGGCAGACATTTAATCAATAAATATAATAATATAACTAAAATAAAAGGCCAAGCGTCTCCATCTGATGATTTTGTATTAAAAGGGGATTTGTTAAATTTAGGTTTTGAAAGCAAGGAGGAATTTTTAAAATTCAATATTGAACAAAATCTTAAAGAGATTGACAGGTGTTATGTTCCTGTTTTCTTGAATACAAAGAAAATAGTTCCATGCACAATGGATAAATGTTTATTCAATTCTTCTCCATGTCATAAATTTATGAATGAAAAAGTGGAATTGAAAAAATATAATATGACTGCCTCTCAATTGAATGGAGCATACGAAAGATCAATATATACAGATAATATAAAATTATTATTTACTCCGGAATATTTTTTAAAATTTCAAAATTATAAAGGATATACTCCAGAATATTGTTTATTTGAATTTATTAAAATAAATGAACCAAGATTCGATGTCTTTTGGGGAACTGAGAAATATAAAGAATTTGGTAATGATATTCAAAAAAATATAGAAACACATATGGCAAATGAAAGAAATATTATTAAAGAAGAAGAACAAGATATTTATTTTATCATCAATAAAAGAACATCTGAATATTTTGTCATAAAAAATGAATCGCTTGATAAAAATTGGAAAATAAAATATCCAATTTCAAAAACAGCAAAATGGAAAGATTTATTTTTATTTAAAAAATCCGATTTTAAAAAAACATCCAATGATATTTTTTATATTCCACAACATATTTTAAATGATGAATATATTATATATCTTTTTGGCTTTGTAGATATCGTATCCATTATGGATATTGAATGGGCAAAGAATGAGATACAAAAGAAATATAATGTTATCTTTTTTAAGACATTAAGACTTAAAAGAAAATTTTAACAAATTAAAAATATCAAAAATAGCAAAGGGGTATTGAATTATGGTATCTAAAAAATCCTCAAAAACAGCGAAGATTAAAGAAACTGAAAAAACAAAGAAAACTAAAAAAAGCAGAAAATCTGTTAAAAAAAATACAAAAAAAATGGAAGCTATGAAACACAGTGTGTCGGATGCTCCTTTGATGGGCTTAGATGATTATAGCGTTGGAGTAGGGCGCGCATCATATGGATATTATGATAGTGAAACACAAACTATTTTAATTAAACCAAAAGCTTTGCCTGAAACATGGGTGGATCCCAAAACACAAGAGGAATATGATAATTTGGATTCATTAACGGATGCTGAATTAAAAGCTTTGGGTTGGTATCCTCTTGATGGCAGTGGAACTGATATTGATGAATTTTTTCATATCATAAATTCAGTTGACTATGTTTTTGATTCAGAAAATGAAGTAATTAAAATGAATTTTAATATTGTCCCAAAAAATTTAGAAGAAATAAGATATAATATGTATGTTCATTGTGAAGAAACTAAAAAAATGATTCAATCTTGCGGCATTGTTTGGAATGACCATCCTATTGATACGCGAGAGGATGCAATGAATAAATTTAATTCAGAAGCCGCTCGTTATGCAGCGGGAAAAAGAAATGATGGTGATATTTTTCAGACACTGGATGGGTTTTTAAATTTAACAAATGCTGAATTTGAAGAAATTTCAAATGCGTTAACTGATTTTTTTCTTGGAACATATAATACTGCAAAAAGTTTTTGGGATGAAATTACAGCCGCTCAAACTATTGAAACATTTATGGATATAAAAACAAGAATTGAAGATAAGACTTCTTGGCCCGCAACATATCTTTAATTAATTTTAAAAAATTAAAGGAAATGATAAATGGAACTCATACGACAAAAAGTTATTAATGTTATTCCAAATATAATCATTATAGATTATAGAAATACAAATTCAGTGGATTCTGGAAACAATTCAGGTTTGATTGAGATTCCTTTGCTTGCCCCTAGTCGTGAGCAACGTATGAAATCATATACGGTAGAAATTGAGGAGATGGAAGACACAACTGATTTGATTAAATTAATTGGTCTTGTTGTGATTTGCAATTCAGATAAATACACAGTTAAGATTTTTGATAAAAATGGATTGTATCACAATACATTACATGAAGTTCTCAATTATACCGATATAAATAAATTTGTTTCTGATTATAGTTTTTCAACTTATTTTATTGAGAATTTAGATGACCCAAAAACAAATAATTTATATTTATATTATGAAAACAACGGAACTGTATCAACTGGGAATTTAGAATTAAGACTGGTTTATAATGATTATTCTAATTCTTAAAAGGAGTTGATATAATTATGGAAGATGAAAGAATAAAATATGATGATTTGACAGATGAACAAAAATCTGCAATTACAAATGGTTGTGGAAATAAAAAATTTTTAGTTAAGCCGCCAGATTATATTTTTGAAGAATTTTGTAAAAAACATGATTTCAGATATTATAGAGGCAAAGGCCCTTCAATTACGAGTTGGAGATTTTGGATGTCTCCGTTTAGATATTTAGCTGAAAAAAGAAGAGACAGATTAGAAGCCGACGTTTTATTTTATTCAGAAATGATAAATTGTGTCAATGAGACCTTTGAGCATCTTCCATTAAAACATGAGGAATATTCAATAATAGCAAATAGATTTTTCAAAGCTGTGAGATTATTTGGATGGTTCTTTTATAATTGGTTCAAAGAAAAAGATATGAAAGATCTCGAAAAAGATATCTCTGAAAAAGAATAAGAAAGGATAATAAAAATGAGTTATGAAGAAAATCGAAAATTATGTCAAGATATGATTAAAAGACATGAAGGATATAGAGATAGAATTTATAAAGATACGGTTGGTGTCTTAACTGGAGGATATGGTCACGCATTTCTTCTTGGTTCATATTTGCCAGATTATATTTGGGAATACATATTTGAATATGATTTTAAAAGAGTCGAGGAAGATTTTTTAAAATTGGATTTGGATCACTTATCAGTAATCAGAAAAATGGTCATATGCGATATGTTATTTAATTTAGGGTTAACTAAATTGTTGAAATTTAAAAATATGTTAAGAGCTTTGAAAGAAGAAAATTATGGGAAAGCGGCAGATGAAATGCTTGATTCTCGATGGGCAGATCAAGTTGGGCATCGAGCATTGGAATTATCTAAAATGATGAGATATAATAAAATGTTATATTAATGTATCGATATATTGAAGGATTAAAAAAATGGCAAAAAAAACAACAAAAAAAAGAGGAAGACCGGCTAAGAAAAAGACATCGACACCCGTGCCGGTAAAGAAAAATACTTTTAATAAAGATTATATTATTAGCGTCAGTAAAAAAGTATTGGAAACTTTAATTTCAGTTAAGGTTTGGATTATTTTTTCAATATTAATCGTTTCCACATATCTTTTAATAAAAGGATATATTTCGGGCCAAGTTTGGGGAACCGTAAACACTGCGGTTATTTCTACTATTGCGGCAATTAGGGAAGGATTTAAAATCTCCAGAGCCAAAGATACGACTGAAATTGAAAAGCTTATTGAACTTGGAAGAAAAATGGGCATGAACAAAGATGAATTATATCAATTATTATTGGCATATGAAAGTGGTGGGCAAGACAATGCTTTGATAAATGTTTTGAAGAAAAGAAATGTCAATGTTTTTATTTAATTAAACCCCTAAATAAAATAAAAAATAAAACGGACTTCTCTTATCGATATATAAATAAGAGAAGTCTGTTTTATTTTATCAAGCTGTTATCTTCCCCTCTCTTATTTATCTATAAAATAAAGCATTTCAATAATTTTAACAAAATAAAAAAGGGGTTTATTTATGCATTATATAGTTCCTGATTTTTTATATTGGATTAATAAGACATTTAAAAATAATTTTTTAAATAGAGATTTTATTAGATATTCCCCGGAATTAAATTGGAATGAAAATTATAAAACATCATTGATTTCCCTCCTTTTTAATGAATCATATGATTCCACCACATATGATTATTTATATCAGCCAAACGATGTTTTAACACAATGGGATAAAACCCTTTTAACAAGAGGCAAGATATTTTCAGATACGATTTATCTTGATTTGGTTCCAAATAACACTTCTGGAATGAATCTTTTTAATATAGAATCAGATGACATTTTAATTTTGGATAAATTATTAGAATACAGATTGGATCCTGCAAATACGACATTGGATGGGATAACATTTGATAGAGATATCATTTTAAATTATCACCAAGACCAATCTTCATTTAAAGATTATGAAAAAGATAATACAGAATTGATATCTCCTCCTCCTGAAATAAATAATAAATTATTTGTCTTGATTTACATATATTTAGATTATAAGATAAATAATGATAAATCTTTATATGATAATTTAATTATATTCACAAAAGACAATGGAAATACGCCTAGAGAAATTCTCGAATATTTTTATGAGACTTATTTAATCAATGTTATTTTTGAAAATTTTATTATGACACATAGGCTATAAAGGAATTTTAAATGGGTTTTCAACCTTTTAAAGATTTTGAAAATATTTTTAAACTTCTTGGTGATCATCCTATTGGCGGAACCAATGCGTTAGAAAACCCCAATTCAAGTATAAATTTGCCAGATTATGATATAGAAAGTTTTTTACGGCCCATTATTGTTGATCAAAGAAGTAAATCTCTATTGTTTTTTATGAAAACAATAGATAGAATTTCAAAAAATACAGATGATTATAAAAGATTAAAAAATTTCTTTGTAGATTGGTATGCTTCAAATAAAGTTATTTTAGAGAACAGAAAAAATTCAATTGCAGACGTAAATGCATTTAGATATGAAGATATAATTGAAAAATTAAAATCAATGGGGTTTGGTTTTTTATCAATTTTTGCCACAAGAGAAGATTTAATAAATCTTTATAAAGATTTGGTTGAATTATATAAAATTAAAGGAACTCCTGGCGCATTAAAACAGATATTTAATTTTCTACATTTCGATATAAAAATATATGAATTTTGGTTGGATTATACTGGAAGTGATTTAATTTTAGTTGGTTATAATGCTTTTGATTCGACGGACACGATTTCTTTTAATTTTAACGCAATTGTAAATAATGACCCTCAATGGCTCGTAACAAAAGATAATATAATAAATCTTTTGGAAAACAATAAGATATCACTCCCAGTTAAAACAAAATATATTGGTGTAAATTCAGCATTTTCAGTTTCAAATTTAAAAGCATATTTTTTAATTTTAGATTTAGAAATTAGACTAGAAATAGATCATTATAATGATAATGATCCTACTTCTTTTGAGAATGATCGAAAATATAATTTCAGCTCTGATGTAATAACTTATGATTCTAATGTTTCTGTCTTGGAATTATATTTAAGTTATATTTATATTCTAGAAAAATATTTTAACGTTCATTTTAATGTGCAAAATCCACATCGTATTTTATCATATTATCCAAAATATCAAACAGATCCAAATGCAAGCCCAAATGATTTTTACACTATATTTATAGATTTTAAAAATAGATTAGATAAACAAAATCCAACAAAAAGTGATATTAATGAATTTGAAGATAAATATGTTTGGGTAAATGGCCAACATATTTATGAAATGCTTAATGAAGATTCTTTTGATCATTGTTTGGAAAATAAATTTTCAGATCTTAAAACTGCTTTAGATAATGTTTTAGGCAATCAAGATGAAAAAAAATTAAAAGAAAATGTTTTTAAATTATTAAGAAATATTAATGATTTATTCGATACATTTTTAACAGACATTAATTCAGACTTTTTTAATTATTTACCAAATCTTTTAAATTATATTAGTAAAGATTTCGATATATTTGGAGATGATTTTTATAATATAATTAATTTTTTTAAGCCATATCATACTCAGGCGATTTTAAAATCATATATATCTTTGAATGAAAGATTATTCGATAGCCATTTTTTCAACAAGGAAGATCATGATAGCAGTTTCGTTAATAAATTTAGCATAAAAGCTTATATTGTGGATTTATTGCATGCTGGACAAGAGAGATGCCGCATGGAATACCCTGCGGGAAATGTGTTATGGGATATACAAGGGGGGGAGCATTATGATTGCCCAGGCTTATATGACAAAGGGGCTGGATGGACAAGTGAAGACGTAACTATAATAGATTATAAAAGTCTTTATGATGAACGATGGCCAGGTCTTCCTGATGGAATTCAACCAACTATAGTAAATGAAACTTATACATCATCTGATATGGATTTACAAAATTATGGAGAGCAACTTGGGATAAGCGATGCCGACAAAATTACTGTGAGACATGTTCAAAGATCTGGATTTCCAGAAACTTTAGATGTAAATTCAAATCTTACATTTGATTTTAATACTGCGGCATTCGATGTTGTTGAAATATTTCTTAAAGAATATTAAAAAGGGAAATGAAAAGGAATATTATCATGAAAAAGTTTATTGTATTTTTTTCTGTTATTTTATTTTTATTTGGATGTGCCCCCAAAGAATTTAAACCATTTGTAATAAATGATGGTATTTCTTTTAAAAAAGAAAAACCATATGTATTGAATTTAGATAATATTCAAAAGCCATCTAAATTAAAAACATTTTTCTTAGATGAAAATTATAAATTGTGTGATATAAATGAAGCCAAATATGTAGCAATGGCTCCAAAAGAATACAATAAAATTGCTCAATTATTAATATTAACAAAAACTTATAAAAATATTGCTAAAGAACAGGCAAAATTAATTAACGTCGAGATAAATAAAAATAATGCATTAAAAGAATATATAATGCTTGATGTACAAAAAATAAAATATTATAGGGAGTTGTGGGCTAATTCAGAAAATGCATATAGGCAAGAAAGATATGATCATCAAATGGATGAAAGAATAAATAAAATATCTCAAACCGGAATTATTTTTGGTTTGATTGTGGCTTTGATAATTGCAATTTAAGATTATTCATAATATTGCGAAAATATAATTTTAACAAATATAAAAGAAAGGAGAATTTATGAACTCTGATATTAGGCCAGGCAAGAGGTCGCATTCTCATACAATAATTAAAATAATGGATTCTTCTAATTTTGCATCTTCAATGAAAAGAGGGATTCCAAATGAAAACAAGTCAAGTGAAATTATAATAAAAACAACTCAAAAAGATAATGAAAATCCCTTTTCGAAATCAAATGAAAAATAAATTTTATAAATTGAAAATTCTGAATCATTTATTTTTAAACCCTAAATAACCCAAATAGGAGGACGGCATAAATATTATGTTTATGCTTAAAAAATCTATGAATGAAAAAGAACGCAAAAATTACGTAGAGATCTTTTCAAATGGCAAAAAAATTCATGAAATAAATAATTTAGTGGTTTATGAGGGAAGAGAAAAAATAGCAGACATGGTTTTTGATTCCACAGGTCATATGGCAGTTACTCATTTTGGAGTTGGAAAAGGAGGAACAAGCGGAGGTTCTGTTGTATCTCCTACAAATGAGGATGTAGATCTTGCAGATCCGATTATAATCCACAGTTCATATCCAGATGGCGGAAAAAAGAAAGCATTTAGTCCTTCAGATATTTCTACAAATCCAGACAGTGCAAATAATAATAGAAATTTAATTAAATCGGTGAGCCTAAGATTAGAACAAAATGAAGCAAATGACCCGGATGGAATAATAAACGAAGCTGGATTATATGTTAGTAACGGTTCACAGTTTTATCTTTATGCTCGGATAACATTTCCAGACACTCCAAAAGATAGCACAAGAAGCATAACTTTTATCTGGTATTTATTTTTTTAACAAATAATAAAAGAAATGAGTTAAGGAATTTAAGATCTTTAACGATAATTTTTTAACAAATAATAAAAGAAATACCAAATTTGAGGAGAAATGAGTTAAGGAATTTAAAATTTTTAACGATAATTTTTTAACAAATAATAAAAGAAATACCAAATTTGAGGAGAAATAAAAATGAGTAAAAGTTTCGCAGGGCCAGGCGTAAATGTCGCCATTAAACAATTAACATCATATGTTCAGACTGTGCCTTCCAGTATTGGTATGACATGTTTGTTTGCCCCCAAAGGGGAAGATAATGTTTTGAAGTATTTTACTTCACAGGAGGAGTTTATTAAAGAATTTGGAGAGCCGAATTCTTCAGAATATCCTCTTCCTTATTCTCTTGGAAAATATATTGGATATAATTTTCTTGAACAATCGGGTGCGTTTTATGCAATGCGTTGTTTGTCGGAAGATGCTCAATATGCTTTGGCAATTCTTGTATATGATGATAGCACTAAAGAATTGAGTTTTAAATATGACAATGCGACAAACAAAAAGCAATTAAAACAAGAACTTGAATTAAATGGTTCTGAATATCCTCTTTGTGTTATTGCCGCAAAAGGCCGTGGAGAATATTACAATAAATATTCTTTCCAGATTACACAATCTTCGAATCCGGTTTCCAGGGATGTATTTATTTTGGATATTCATGAAAGAATTGAAGGATTTTCTGGTCAGGCAAGAGACCAAATTGTAGAAAGTTTTGAAATTTCATTTAAACCCGATGCAAAAGATATGAATGGAAATTCCCTTTATATTGTGGACGTTTTAGAAAATTATTCTGATATTATAAGAGCTTATATGACACTGAATCCTACCCAAGGAGAAAGTGATGGGGATATGTCCCCTGCTTATGATCTTATTATTAGATCTTATGATAGAAATATAGGCACTGTTTCTTTAGATTCAGGAACTTATATTTTGACGGATGATAGGCAAGATTTCTCTGAATGGACTACCGGTAGTTATTCTATCATTTTAATGGACGGGAAAGGCAATTCTGTTTATGGATATCTGAATACTAGTACGGAATCCGGAAGTAATGACACCCAAATTAAAATTTATACGGATGACACTTTGGGGACCGCAGGTGTTAAAAATTTTGATAATCCTACGGATCCTGTCACCTTTGATTTTCTCTCAGACGAAATTACTTATGAAATTCATAAGACTCCTTATAATTTATCATGGGCCTTTTCGGATCTTTCTGGGAGTTATGTAAACCTTAAGAAAGGTTCTGAAGGCAGTTTAGTCAGTGGCGGAGTTTTCCAAATAACCGAAGCAGATTTAGTATTGAAGAATGCATTTAGCGGCTTGCTTTTTGATCCTAATGATTTTCATAATACTGGAACCCCTTATGTTGATTCTGTTAAAAATACAGAATTTATTTATTTTACTGAAATTTATGATCCGGGGTATTCAGATGATGTTAAAAACGAGATGGTCAATCTTGCAAAAGCAAGGGAAAATTGTATATTAATTACCGATAATGGCGATAATTATTCCGCAGAAACTGCTAAAACTAATCGGGCGAATAATCATAAGTGGAATGATTATCATGTTTGTATTTTCGAGGGCTATTCTAAGATTGATGATCCATTTACGAATAGAACATTATGGATTTCTCCGGTTTATCATATGAGCTCTCTGATTCCTCAAAATGATTCTTTAAATGAAATTTGGAATGCCGTTGCGGGGGTTGACTTTACAATAGCAACAATTAAAGAATTACGGTATGAACCCAATCGTGTTGATATTTCGGATTTATATTTGAAACAACTGAATCCAATCGTTCACTTTAGAGAAGGTTTTATGCCTTGGGGAAATTTAACTTCACAACTTCGCCCCGGCCCGATGCAGGATTTAAATATTTCAAGATTGGTGTTGTGGGTCAGTGAGGCGTTAAAACGGTATGCCAGAGGATATATTTTTAAATCTAATGATGAAGAAACTTGGTCGCAGGTTTCCTTAGAAATCAAAGATTTTCTAAGAACAATTCAAGAAGATAGAGGTTTATATTCCTTCGGAGTAGATGTTGGGGCGTCTGAATATGAAATCAAGACCAAGAAATTTCATATCAATGTAACATTGAAACCGATGCGTGCCGTGGAACAAATTAACCTCACATTCTTTGTGGAATAATCCTATGTTTTGAAAAGGGGAGAAAGAATATTCTTTCTCCCCTTTTCATGAAGGAATTTATATGGATTTATCTGAAAAAATAAATTCCAAAATAGAAGAAATTTTGAAAAATGAATCTTTTTTTGGAATTGACACGGTACAAAAAATAAAAAAGCCAAAAAGAAAAATATTAATTGATCAGGAATATAATTCGCCATCAAATGTTGATGACATCAAAAATAGAATAATGATAGATTTTGATGGTGTCATATATGATTACGATGGCTGGAATGATGGAAAATTGATAAATGGACCAATTCCTGTTGCGATTGAATTGATAAAAGATTTAAAAAATGATGGGTTCGAAATTGTTATTTTTACATCAAGGGCATCTGAAAACGGGAATCAAAATCCAACGAGTGAAGAATTAATAAATGATATGAAAATATGGCTTAAAAAATATGATATACCTTATGATTATATCACATCAGAAAAATTACCAGCGTTGGTTTATATAGACGATAGGGCTTTAAATTTTACAAAAAATTTAAATATTAGAAATATTAAACAAAAGATAAAAACTTTACTTAATAAGGGGATTTAAAAATGGCTAATAAATTCAATGTTATTAGAGACCAGCTCACTACCAGACATTTTGGTGGAACTAAGGTTGTTTCTGCTGATCCGTACACTTCTGGGACGTTTTTTATATGGTTTACAATATTTCCAGAGGGCTTAAAAAAATATTTATACATACAACAGGACATACGTGACCCCCATAGAATATTGTCATCTCTATGCACTGGCGTCACCCCGGCAGGTGGGACGGTAAATAAAGTTGAATATACCGGGCTTGGAGGAATTAAATGGGCAACTCCCGGAAGCGTAGAATATGGGACTTCTGTAACTTTAAAATTTTTAGAAATGCAAGGAACGCCTGTCCGAAAAATTATACACCATTGGGTAAAAATGATCAGAGATAATAGAGTCGGAGTTTCTGGGTTACCATTTAAGCTTTCCGATTATTCTGCTACTATGTTATATTGGACAATGACACCAGAACTTGATAATGTCGAGACAGCAGAAGCATGGGATGGAGTTTATCCTTTAAAAGATCCTCAAGATCTTTATCCTTCTTCTATAGAAACTATTGATAAAATTGAGCCTGAGATTGAATTTAATGTAAATAGAATCATTGAAGAAAAATGGGTATATGAACTTTGTGAAAAGAAAGCAGATTATTTCCGCGATACTGTAATTAAGGAAGGTATGAAATGGTATAAGATTTTTCCTGAAACTATGTATGAAGATTCTTTTGATTAATATAATTTGTTTGAATATAACATTATTTTTTTATAAATTTTAATAGGAGGAACATATAAATGAATTATGCAAATAATGTAAAAAATACTGCGCTATTTATTGCATCCGCAAGAATAGCATTGAGAGATAGCATTTTAGAAAATAAAAATATCAATGAAAGCGATAAGAATAAAATGATCGATTTTATTCTTGAGAAAGCGAATGCGGCTGAAATCATGTCTCTTCTTATGGAAGGGAAAGATCAAAAAATTGCTCAATCTTTTGCGATTGATGCAAGAAATCCTGATAATAAATGTATTGCAGAATCTTTTATTGGCGCAGGTTTAACAAAATTGTTTGGTTCAAATTATAATTTTATTGCCAAGAATTTTGGAGAAAATATTGCGAATGAATTATTAGGATTGACTTTTGATTACGATTATGACAAAATCTCAAAATTAAATGAGATAAAGAAGATTGAATCTTTATCATATACACGGGTTTTAAATGAAAGCATTGCATATACTAGAGAAAATATTTTGTTAGAAGACTTTGATATGAACGCTATACATAAAGAAATTAATGATGTGTTAAAAAGCATTTCAGACGCCGTGTCTCATTATGGTTCTGAAATTAAAACTATTATGACATCTAAGATTCCAGACGCAATTAAAAGTTTTGCAACTGAATTTTATAAAGAGATACAAGATGGATCCGCTGTTCTCAAGGCCGACATAGCGGCAGGGGTTAAAAAATTTGAACATGCTGTCGGAATCGGAGATCAACACGAAGCTGGGTTTTGGGAATCTACAATTAAAACACTTGAAGCTAAACTCGATGCTCTTATTGCTTTGCTAAAATCATTTTTTGCATCGGTGTGGGATTTGATTAAACATCCGGGGCAGATTGTTGATGATACTGTTAAAATATATCACAATTTCATCAAAGACATTAAATGGGTTTTAAATAATAAAGCAGAAGCTTTTGATATGCTTAAAAATAGTGAATATTTTAAAGAGGGGAGCATGATTCTTGGCGCTGCTGCAATTGCAGCTGTTGTGATTTATGCGGCAACAAAGATATATGCAAGGAATTTTAGCAAATTTGCCAAGCAGTGTAAGACCAAAGAAGGCAAGGAAAAAACTCTGTGCATTACCGACGCAAAGAAAAATGCATATAAAGCTGAGATTGCTGCTCTTAAAAAGACTAAAAATGCTTGTTCTAAAGCCAAAAAACCGGATAAGTGTAAAAAGAAAATAGATAAGCAAATCGCTTCTCTTAATAAATCTATGGCTAAATTATAATTTACAGTAACACTTTAAATTTAAATAGAAAAATAATATATAAACCAAATAGGCTGCCCGGCATAAATTTGCTGGGCAGTCTATTTACTTAAAATTTTAAAAATTGAAGTACTGAAAAAGTTTCAGTTATTTAATTTTAACCACGAACCAAGAATTTTTAAACAATAAAGGAATTCAACATGTTTATAGGTTTTCAAAGCGTTCCAAAATTTCCTGAATATGAAGTAATTTGCCCCCAATCTAAGGAATCTTTCACCCTCAAATCATTAACAGTTGCAGATGAAGAGAAATTAAAAGGAAGTATTTTTTCTTCTACAAAAATTATGGATCATTTGAATAGATGTATTTATAATGCAATTGTTTCTGCGCCTGACAAAATTAAAAATTACGATGATTTTCTTGAAAATGTCACTGTGACAGATAGAGTCGCATTGCTTTATGGATTATATTATATTTCATATGGAGACATGCGAGCATATTCAGTAACTTGCTCAAATTGTGATAATAAATATGATGTAAAAATTAAAGCGTCAGATACATTCCATATGAATTTATATCCTGGCGATGATGACTTAACAAAAAAAATTGTAAAAGTTCCCTTAGAAATTGTAAATACTGTCACAGCTTATATTAAAGAACCCACATTGAAAGATGAATATGAAATTGCTAAAAAATTCGGGCCATCTATGACAGATGAAAATACAAATATTTTTAATGATTCTATGATTATTGCTAAATTTGTAGAAAATATAGCTGCGACTGGAAATGATGAAAGTGCGAACCAAAAAGTGGAATATGTTGAGCGCACAGACATTATCGAAGCATTTTCATCATTGCCTCCAAAAGATAGAAGAATTATCATGGAAGCATACAAAGAAAATTTTGAAAAATATTGTGTGGAATTGAAGATGGGTGTTGAATGTCCTAAATGTGGACATTCAGAAATTGTTAATATTGATTTAGTGACACAATTTTTTCGAGAAATATGGACAGGTTAGCGTAATCTCCGCCTTTAAAAAAAATTTAGAGGAAAGTATTTTTTATTGCATGGAGATATTAAAACAACCTTATAGTGATATAATGAATATGCCTGTCCAACGATTTTATAACCTTTTAAAATGGAAACAAAAGCTTGATGAACAAAATAATGCGGCTTTAGAAAATATAGTTGAAGGACTTTTTAAATAATGGCAAATATATTGAATAGGTTTGCTCGAAGGGACATAATTCAACCAAATACTATTGTTGATTATGTCCCTTTTATTTCATCTTATGGAGACTTCAAAAAAATAGAGGGAATAGATGTTGTAATTAATTCATGGATTGATATTTTATTCACTCCAAAGGGAACTGTTGATCATGACCCCGAAATGGGTGTCGGGCTAAATCAATTTATATGGGAGCCCATGGATGCAGAAACATTAGATTATTTAAAAAGTGAATTAACTTATGTGTTAAAATTTTTTGATAATAGAGGAACTATCTCTGATATAAAATTTAGTAAAACCCAAAGTGGAAAAGGGTTGAATGTTGACATAAAAGTCAAATTTGAAGACACTTATAAAAGCATGACTTTTGTGTTGAGTGAAGAATATATGAATCTTTTCCGAGGCATATAATTTAAAGGGTTAAAAATGCAAAATTATAAACGATTATATTTTTATATTGAAGAATATAATAGATTAGTTTATGATATATATTCAAAAGATTCCATTGCGGTTTTAGTCACATATTTCAATATAAATAAAGATGAATCAATTATTGAAGACGAAAAATTGCTCGATGGATTTTATGAAAGAATTGGAAATCATTCTGGATTAAGATTTAATAAATATCTTTTATTGCCGGTTTATTTTTCAAATGAAATAAACACATCTTTTAATGGAAGTGAAGATGGTTTGATTAAAGAAGGAGAAGGAGAAATAACAATCCCTTCTTCTTATGGAATTCAACCTTATTTTGGAGATATCGTAAAATTTGAACAGAATTTTCTTATGCCAGAAGAACATGATAAATATCCATTATATGTTGTCACCGGCATTGAAAAATCAGCAAATACAGATGTGACATTTTTTAAATTAAGACTCAGACCTTTCCAATCTTTCTCAATAGATGATATCCAAAACCAAACAGTTCATGATTATGTTTTTATAGATTATATTAAATCAATATTATCTATTGACGATGCTATTTTTTCTACATTGATGATGAGAAAAAAAGAATATATAAGTGACAAATTAAAAGAATTTTTTGATAATAATTCTGGATTAATTTTCTTATAAGGAAATAAAAATTGGCCAACGTTGAAAATACAATATCTCTTTCAAGGGAAGATATAAAAAATTTAATTTTAAGTCAAATGCAGACTTATCTCGATCTCAAAGAAGTTGATTTAACAAAAACTTCATTTTTGAGTTTCGTGATAGAGACAATGACAACTCTATCTAATAATTTATTATTTTATAGTGCGTCATTATGGAAAGAATATTTTTTAACAAGATGCCAATTGCCAGAATCTATTTATGAAGGCGCAGCCTCATTAGGATATAATAAAAAGTATGGGTCTCCGGCTTCTGTAGATGCATTAATTAAAATGACAGCGAATTTTCAGCAAGGCACAAAAACATTTGAATTCCCAAAATATTCACAGTTTGAAGCAAATGATATTATTTTCCAGACATATTATCATACACTGGTGACAGTCGTGACGGATCCTCAAAACGATCCACAGGTAACAGTGGTTTTAACTGATTTTGATAATATCGTAGCTCCAAATACTATTGGACCTTTTTCGGTTCCAGTATATATTGGGAGAGATAATAACAATAATGATATATTTTCATTTTTACTTCCATTAAAACAATTTACAATAAAAGAAGAAACATTTACAATGGATGAAGATGAAAATATATATATGTTCAAAGAATTTTTTGTAGATATTGAAAAAGATTATTTTTCAACCAATGTTAGTGTTATCGAAGATGGGACCGAAACCCAATGGCAATATTATAATAGTTTATATTTAATTCCGCCTGAAGAAAAGGCATACACGACTGTGGACAGAGAAGATGGAATTAAATTCTTATTTGGAAATTCATTAATGGGAAAGCGCCCAAAAAATGGTGATATTATTAAAATAGGAATTTATGAAACAAAAGGTTCTCAAGGAAATATTATTCCGGGTTCTTTATTAAAAGGACCGAAACTTTATTTGACAAGCACAGAAATTCCAGTGTCATATTCTGTGACAAATCCGGCACCTGGGTTTGGAGGAACAGATTCTGAAACATTGGAAGAAATTAGAACCAATGCGATAACTAATTTAACGGCTCTTTCAAGATTGGTTTCAGAAAATGATTATAAAAATATAAATGCCATAATTCCTAATTTTCCATTATCTCCTGATTATATTCCTATTTTGAAAAGAGCAGATACACAAGGAAATGAAATATCAATCTATTCACCAATATTTCTTAACACTTCAGATACAGAAGATAGTTCAATTCCATTTTCTACGAATTCCATTTGGTATCAAAAAATGAATGTTCAAGAAAATATATTTACAATTTCCAGGGAAACACCGCTTACCAATGAAGACGAAAAAGATTCAAATGGTTATAATATTGAATATATTTCTCCTTTTGACATTGAAGCCAATAAAACAAGAAAATCTGCGACTTATTTTTATTATATTAAAAAAATAGAGCTTGCGCCTCGAATATTATTACAAAATAATTCTGAGGATGATATAACTAAGAATGTAAGTTGTCAAATCGTGAGTATTGAGGATGATGGAAATGATCATATAAAATATACGATTACCACTTCTGTATCAGGAACATTTAGTAATCTTGAAGTAAACCTTGAAATAGAAGGAGATTTAACTGCATATACTTCACAGGTAAATGGAAGTGATGATATAATTATTTCAGTCCCAAAAAGTGAATTTAAAGAAGGTGAATTGAAACATGAACTTACATTTAAAGAAAATGCGGGATCAAGTAATGAAATAACATGGCTTAAAGAAGATTTTTATGCCACGATAAAAAAGGATTTAAAATTTTTAATGAAATCAAATGTTACTGTGGAAAATAATGACACAGTAACTATTTATGATATTCCATGTGTTTTAAAAGAAAAATGGGATAATTTAGATGATTCGCAAAAAGTTTTATTTGAATCTTTAATTCTCCAAAAAATTGTTTCGTTAGATTTAACAGGACATAGAATGATATCTGATTTCATTAATATAAAATTTACAAAAACTTCTGGAAAATTAACAAATATTTTTTTAAATAAAAAAAATAAGTTGGATTCAATAAACGGACTAAGAGAAGGAATCCCATCTCCTATAAATGACGGAGAAAGATATATTTTAACAGATTACGGAGAACATCAAAATGATATCGTGACATATTTAGGGTCTGGTTCTTATGATTATTATACGCCGCTTATTGACGATTGTGTCTATAATTTAGAAGACGGAGAAATATATTTTTATACTGAAGAAGGTTGGATTGTTCCTGATATATCAATTCCTTTTGAAATCGAAGTTGATGTGGTTAAAGATCCTTCCTATATTGGCACAACAATTGCATTGAAAGAATCTATCAAAGACGCTATTTATGATGGATTGAAAGATCGATTTGGAAATGATGCAAATATTTACAGGTCACAGATTACAGATATTGTTCAAAATGTGGATGGAGTCAGTCATTGTTCAGTTGTGAAACCAGAGGTGAATTTATTTTTTGACTTTAAATTAGAAGAACTCGACCAAGAAGAACTTTTAAAATATACACCGACTTATATTTATACGATAAAAGAAAATATAAAAATTAATTTAAAACAATAAAGACTCATAAAAAGGTTTAGATTTTGAAAAATTGGGATAATTTTATTGTTAACATTAACGAAAGAAAACTCATATCCTTTATTGACAAGACTGTCGGAATTTGGGTCAATGAATTAACAAAACCATGTTCTAAACCAAATATAAAAGTAAAATTATTAGAATTATTACATATCTTAAATATTTCAGAAGCCGATTTAAGAAAGAAAACAAGGGAGGTATATAAAAATACAGTTGCCAAAACTTGGGCCTTACAGAATGAACCATTTACGAATCTTTTAATTTATTTAATGTCATATTTTATGAAAAAGAGGAATAAAATATATAATAAAATAATGTATTTTTATATTTTTAGATTTTACATTAATTTGTTCAATAAACATTTGAAATATTGCAATGATGATGTATTTAAATATACATTGAATTCGATATCAAGTTCTCATTTATTTAGACGTGAAAAAACAATTCCTATGGCATTAATGTTTTTGGCCGATACTTTATTGAAAAAATATAAAAATGACATTCAAAAATTAGATATCAATAAAATCATCCCTTTCATTACAGAATCAAGACATCGTGTTGCCCAAAGCGTAAGAAGTTTTGCGAATGCATATTATATAAATTATGAAAAAGGAAACACCTTGAAAAACCCCAAAGAAACAGATGAAGAAGGGAAATCTTTAGAATCAAGAGAAGCGGCAGGTGTTAAAGGAAGAGTATTCATTGATAAAACGTTTGAAAAAATATGTGTTTATAAAGAACAGAACTCAGAAAATATTGAAATGGCAACTAAAATATCGAAAATTAAACTTGCTGATAGAGATTTGATTTTAAAAAAATTTTATAGCAAGAATAATTGTGATCATGTCAGGGATATCATTTCAATTTATATCAATAAAATTAAAAAATTATCTGTCGTATGCACCGGAAGATTTTTCACAGAGATTGGAAAATATTTAAATAATGATAAAATTGGCGTGATGGCAAAAACTGAAAAAATAGCTATAAATATATTCACGCTGAAAAAATGGAATAACATGAATAAAAATAAAAAAACTGCCATAAAATTATTTATTATATTATATATTCTTTTATATTTAAGAAAAGAGCTAGGTTGTTGAATTAAAATATTACGGTATATTTGGTTGACTTCCTTTTAAATTATCATATGTATTTTTTGTCTCATCTGCTACACGGGACGTCGGATTTGCATTATTTGTATCTATCGGTTGAGGATAACTGTTTGTTTCAATAATATCAGTATAATATCTATCCAGATAAAATTCTTTACTACCTTCCATTGCTTCTAAATAATTTTTTAAAGTCGGTCTTTCTTCATTTAATTCTTCGTCCACTGTAGTTATCATAGAATTATATAAATCTGAAAAGTCCACCCTGATATCTACCATTCCAAGCCTTTGGTTAAATGCAATCTGATGTTGCTCTCCGCCTTTGATAACAGTGACATTTGTAATCACACCTGCTCTTAAATCAAATATGCCTGGAGAGTGTATTCTATTAAAAAAAGGCCAACGATAAGTTTCTGAGCCCCTATTTTTTATCGGCAATGCCAAAATTAAAATAGAAGCAATTGGACCTATAATATATTTTTTAGTGGTCTCTATATCGGATGGGTCTGGGTTAAACAATCTTATCGTTACCGAATAAGAAGGCTCAAAATTACAACCACTCCAAATTTTTGGAAAATCTAATCTTCCACCTGCCAATAATTTATTCGCTTCGCTAAAAAATGTATTTACAAAACCAAGACCGCCTTTTTCAGCCAAACTCGATAAACCCCCAATAATTTTTCCTAAACCAGTACCAGCCACATCCATTACATCGCCTGTCCACTCTAACAATTTGTATTCATTATTCTTAAGTTTTTCAGATACCTTTTTATATAACTCAGTCGCCTCTGTCGCACCAAAAGTTTGAGATAATTCTGCTCCCACTCTTGATGTTCCTCTCGCTAGTGTATTTAAAAAACTTTCTGAATATTCGTTGGTAAAGTTATCTGTTGGAAAACTATCCGCTATATATGCACATTTTAAACCAGTAGTATTTTTTCTAATATCAAAAGTATATCCATATTTTCCCAAAATTTCTAAATATGATGGGATGGGTGGTTTTTGATTAGGATCAGGATGGGCATCTCTAAAAACCTTAAAATATGGTTTTAACCTAAAAGCCATTCCGCTTTGGTCTGGAATTCTGGGTTCGAATTGTATAATAGGGAGAGTTTTAGCCCCATCATTTTTAAAATTATTATCTTCTGGTGGCAACCCTATAATTTCTGGTAAGACTATTTTAGATCCCATTGTTATAACTCCCCTTTAGTCAATGCTTTTTGTCAACATGTGGTTAAATTCCGGGTCTGCGACATGAGCCCCGCCGGAATTATTATTATTAATATTGCTAATGCTTTTATTTATAGTGCTCAAATTATTGACAATATTTTTATGAATAATAGCATTTGTTTCTGCTATAAATTTTTGTAATTTTTCCGTATTCGTTGACAATTCTTTCAAATATTGTTCTGTTTTTTCCATTTTCTTTTTTTCGATTTCATTTTTATGATTTAGTATTTCCTTAGCATTAGCCTTAGCCATTTCTAAATTGTGTAATAATTTTTCTGTTATTTCTCCATTTTTTTCAATTATTTTTGAAATTTCTATAGGGTATATAAAAGTTTTTTTATATATATTTTTGCCTATTTCTTTTGTTTCTCTAATAATTTTATCGCCATGAATTATTTTTCCAATAACATTTTTGCCTTTTTCAATTGAACTCCAAATATGTTTTATTCCATCCCCAATATAATCAATTGAACTCCAAATATGTTTTATTCCATCCCCAATATAATCTATTAAACCCTTATTACGTCTATTAATAGTTTTTTCAATATATTTTTTATCAACCGTTGGACCAATAATATTTTTGCTTTTTTCAATTGCGTTGCTAATATATTTTTCACTTTTCTTTATTGCGTTACCAATATATTTTTTATTTCTATCAACTGTTGAG